AGCGTGCTGCTCGCATCGAAGCCCTCAAGGCTGATGCCGAGCGTGAAGCCAAGATTGAAGCGGCAACCCGCGAGATCGCTGGCCAAGTACGCCCAACCAGCAAGGCTGTGTCAAGCGACTCAGACGTGATCCGTTCGATGGCTCGTGGAGAGACCCGTTCGTTCACCTTCGAGCAGCGCGACGTCGTCAAGACTTCGACTGGTGCTCCAGTACCAACGTCGTTCTACGATCAGGTAATCGCCCAGGCTCGTCTCGTCGGCCCGATGTTGGAGACCTCAACGGTCTTGCGCACAGCCGGTGGAGAGAACCTGCAGATTCCATCGCAGGCTTCGTGGTCAACGGCTAACATCACTGGTGAAGGCACCGCAATCAGCGAAAGTGATCCTGGCTTCAATGCCTTCATCACGCTCGGCGCGTTCAAGTACTCGTTCCTGGTCCAGTTGAGCCGTGAGCTCATCGAGGATTCGGGTGTCGACATCTTGAGCTTCCTTGCCACGCAAACCGGAAACGCAATCGGCTTCGCCGTCAACAACGGACTCACCGTCGGAACTGGTACAACCCAGCCGAAGGGTGTCGTTGCTGCCGCAGGTTCGGGTGTGCTCGGAACCGTTGCAGGTGGACTCTTCACCGCAGACAACCTCATCGACCTGGCGTACAGCCTGGATGGTGCGGCACGTCGTCTCCCCGGCGTTGGCTGGATGATGAACACCGCATCCCTCGGCGCAGTCCGCAAGTTGAAGGACACCGCGGGCTACTACATTTTCAGTCCGGCATTGGCAGACGGAAATGACCAGGTGCTCAGCTACCCGGTCTACGAGAACCCAGCAATGGCCTCGCAGGCTTCGGCAGCCAAGTCAGTGATCTTCGGACACCTCCCCAGCTACTACGTCCGTATGGCTGGCGGTCTCCGTTTGGATCGCAGCGACGACTACGCATTCAATGCGGACCTCGTCACGTTCCGTGCTTCGATGCGCGTGGACGGCAACCTGCCACAAACAAGCCACATCAAGTACTTCATCAACAACAGCTAATTCAGCCAAGTTGAAGAAGTCCCTTGATGGGGACTGAATAAAGAGTTCGGTGGGTCGGGGCGAAACACGCAGGGTCGTCCCGGCCCACCAACACTCTGAATACCAACCCTGCAACCTGCGTACACAAGGAGACTGCGTGAATGCGAATCATCATCAAGGGAGTCCCTCTGGACTTGGACGAGCCGACGGCGATCCTGCTCTTGCAGCGGGGCGTGGCGCACTTGCCAGAACAATCAGTCGTAGAACCCCGGATGCGGTCCGAGGACTCTGGTACTCAAACGCCCCGTGGGCGGGAACGGGCTACGGGCAACAAACCCAGCAAGCCGTCCAAAGGCTCATCAAAGAAGGGCACGAAATCGCAATCCACGCGATCTACGGCCTCGAAGGCTCCACGTCGACGTGGAACGGAATCAAAATCTACCCGCGAGGGATGAGTCCGTACAGCGACGATGTGGTCGTCGCACATTGGATGGAATGGACACAAGGCACGAACCTGCCGAAGTTGTTGTTCACGTTGTTTGATGTGTGGGTGTTGAAAGCCCCGAATCTGGAGAAGGTTCCGAACATTGCGTCGTGGGTGCCTGTCGATCATCAGCCTTGTCCACCGGAGGTGGCTGCTTGGTGTCAACGTCCGAATGTGATGCCGATTGCGATGAGCAAGTTCGGTGCTCGCATGTTGGAACAGTTAGGCATCAACAGTCTCTACGTTCCGCACGGTATTGAGTCGGTGTTCAAGCCGACGCCGAGTGTGAAGGACAACGGCGGGAAACCAATCACCGGGCGAGAGATCATGGGGTTCGGCGAGGATCAGTTCGTGGTGATGATGACGGCCGCCAACAAAGGTGTCTATCCTCCACGCAAAGCGTTCGCTGAGAACTTCATGGCGTTCAGCATGTTCGCCCAGAAACACCCGGATGCTGTTCTGTACATGCATTCTGAGGAGATGGGTTCGGCTGGTGGCATCAACTTGAAGGACTTGGCTGAGATGTGCGGTATTGCGCCAGAACGCATCAAATACGCTGACGCCTACCTGTACCGCCTAGGACTGCCTCAGAACGCTATGGCTGCCCTCTACAGCGCCGCTGACGTGCTTCTGGCTGCATCCATGGGTGAAGGGTTCGGTATCCCTGTGGTGGAAGCCCAGGCGTGCGGCACCCCGGTGATTGTCTCTAATTTCACGGCTCAGCCGGAGTTGGTTGGGGATGGTTGGATTGTGGAGGGTCAGCCGTTTTGGGATGCTGCTCAGAAGTCGTGGTTCTTGACTCCTTCGGTGCCGAGCATTCTGGATTCGTTGGAGCAGGCGTATGCGCGTGGTCGTGGCCGCTCGAAGAAGGCGGTCGAGTTCGCCAAGCAATATGACGCTGATGCGGTCTATGAGTCGCATTGGAAGCCTGCGATGAAGGAGATTGCGGAGTGGTGCCGCTCGTCCCAGTCGTAGTCGTCCCGGTGCTCACTGAGCATCATCGAGTCGATGCCTTGTTGGATTCGTTCGATGGTCGCATCGGTGACCTGGTCGTGATTGACAACGGGAACAATGAGCATTGGATGCCGCGTACCGATAAGGCCAAGCGTGTGTTTCACTATCGGGTTCCGTGCAATCTCGGTGTCGCTGCGTCATGGAATCTCGGCATCAAGGTGACGTGCTCGGCATCAGGTTGGCTGATCGTGAACCACGATGTGGTGTTCGGTACGAACGGTGTGGCAGACGTGTTCTTCCAAGCGTCACCAGGGAACATCGTTCTTTCAGGTAAGCCACCGTGGTCATGTTTCTGGTTGGGTTCGCAGGTGGTGCGCAAAGTCGGCCTGTTTCATGAAGGGTTCCATCCGGCGTACTTCGAGGACAACGACTATGAGATTCGGGCGCAACGCAAAGGTGTGGACATCGTGCGGTCGTCGGCTGCCGTCTACCATCGCAATTCCAGCACTCTGCGTTCCAGCCCTCAGTTTCAGCAACGGAATCAGGCGACGTTTGATGCGAACCGTCGTCTGTTCGAGGAGCGAATGCTTCAGGATTTGCCGTTGGATTGGGACTTGAATCGGCGTTTGGAGTTGGGGTGGGATTGAAACTTGTTGTTGTTTGTCCTGGCGGGGCGGTGACTGGTGGACCAGAGGCGTTGCATCAACTTGTGTACATGGCCAATCAGATTGAGGCAGGTTCGGCGGCAATCATGTATGTGCCGAATGTGCCTACTCCGTCGGCGTATCTGAAGTATGGGTGTCCGACGGTCACTTCGGTGTCTGCGGATCAGTTGGTGGTGTTGCCGGAGATTTGGCCTGAGATGGCTCGACAGTTTCCTGATAGTCGGTGTGCATTGTGGTGGTTGAGTGTGGACAATTTCGGATCGCATGGTCAGGTTGATTTGTCGGGTATTTCATTGCATCTGTGTCAATCGGAGTATGCGATGCGTCATGTGTCGTGGAAGGTTTCTGCTCCGAAGATGATGTTGACGGATTGGGTTGATTTGCGATGGTTGGATGTTCCGAGGTATGCGCGGGTGGTGGTCAATCCTGCGAAGGATGCCGGGTTGATGCGACCTTTCATGGCTCGACATTCTGAGGTTGAGTTTGTGGAGTTGGCTGGTTTGGATCGGGTGGGTGTCGCCAGATTGTTGTGGGGTTCGCAGGTGTACATTGACTTTGGGCGTCATCCGGGTCGAGATAGACCGCCTCGTGAAGCTGCGTTGGCTGGGTGTGTGGTGTTGTCGGTGGAGTTGGGTTCGGCAAGGTTGTCTGATGACATGCCTTTGGATGACTGTTATAAGTTCAGTTCTTTGGATGAATGTTCGGCTGCGTTGAAGATGGTGATGTCTGATTGGCGTATGCATCATGAGGCTCAGGCTGGTTATCGAAGCGTGGTTGCGAATCAACGTGACGTATTTCGTCGTGAGGTAGGTTTGCTGCTTGACTTCTGTGGATGATTTGGTGCGTGAGAGGTTGCGTACGGTAAAGCGCAGCGAGTTCGATGCGGTTGATACTTGGCTTGGCTTGTTGCGTGAGTTCGGTTTCAACGATGAGAATCGGGAAGAGTTGCCTGATGAGATGTTGGATTGTGCAGGTTTCGGGTTGCGGATTTGGCAGTACCCCAATCAGTTCGGACCGTATATGGCATGGTTGTGTTCTGAGGCGTTGACCATCCGGTCGTATCTGGAGATTGGGACTCGTCACGGTGGTACGTTCATTACGCATGTTGAGACGTTGCGTCGGTTGAACCCCGGGTTTGGTAGGGCTGTTGCGGTTGATTTGATAGATCGACCGGCGATTCTTGGACCCTATGAGTATCGACAGCAGAACTCTCAGACTGCTGGGTTCGTGGATTGGGTGAGCGGTCAGATGTTTGATTTGGTGTTCATTGACGGTGACCATTCGTATTGGGGTGTGAGAAGGGATGCCGAGTCGACGTTTGGGCGTTCCAACATTCAGGTGTTTCATGACATCACATCGGACATTTGCCCTGGTGTCGGGACGTATTGGCGTGAGTACAAGCAGCAGAACGCCTCGACGCACGACTTCTTGGAATTCACCGATCAGTACGAATCAGTCAATGGGTCGTTCTTGGGGATTGGTGTCGCCCGTCGTAAGAACTGGATTGAGTAGGATTGAGCGAGTATGGCCAACGAGAACCTCTATGCGACCCGCGCTCAAATCAAGGCGGCTCTTCGTATCGGCACGGCCGACACGCTTGATGACACGCTGATTGACAACTGTGCCGGTGCGGCATCTCGTCTCATTGACGGGTATTGCAACCGTCAGTTTTGGGCTGCGACTACGGCTACGGCACGAGTGTTCCAAGCCAACACCGAGTTCGTGTGTGATGTGGACGACTTCTACACCACGACAGGTTTCATACTGAAGACGTCATCGTTTGCTGACGGCAACTTCGATACAACATGGGCGACGACCGACTACCAGTTGGAACCGTTGAACGGAATCCTCGATGGCCTCACCTGGTCCTATGACAAGATTCGTGCAGTCGGCAACTACCTATTCCCGACCGTGAACGCAAACTATGGTGAGCAGGCTCTCGTTCAGGTGACTGCGAAATGGGGTTGGGCTGCGATACCTGACCCGGTGACCCAAGCCTGCATCATCCAGGCGTCACGCATCTTCAAGCGTTATGACTCGCCGCTCGGTGTCGCGGGGTTTGGTGATTTGGGTGCTATCCGTGTTTCTCGATTCCTTGACCCTGACATGGCTCAGTTGGTTGAGCCGTATCGACGAATGCGGATGTTCGCCTAATGCCAGCAACACCATCCCAAGTCAAGGATGGTCTCAAGACCGCCATCCAATCAGTCTCCGGTCTACGAGCCTTCGACTACCAGCCTGACCAGGTGAACCCTCCGTTTGCATGGCCGACGCTCGACGAGATTCGATTCCATCAGACAGGCATGTCAAGCGGTGGTGTGGTCATGGACTTCACTGTCACCATCGTGGTGAATCGTGCGTCGGAGCGGACGGCTCAGGATGCGTTGGATCAGTACACGGCATGGTCGGGTGCGCAGTCGTTGCGTGCAGCCATCGAAGCAGACCGAACCCTGGGTGGTGTGTGTGATGACTTGATTGTGAACTCGGCGGGGAACTTCACGAACATTGACGCCAATGACACGCTGTATCTGACAATGGATTTCAAGGTCACGGTGTACGCTTAGTCCATGGCGAAGTATCTGGTTTCTGGACCGTTCCCGGTCACTGGCGTTCAGCCGGGTGGACATGTGGACGGCGAGGGCATCGACAATGTAGAGTTGTTGATTGGCGCAGGTATCCTGACGCCAGTCGAAGAATCCAAGAAATCCTCAAAGGCCGATAAGGCAGGAGACAAATAGTCATGGCAAAGCTGGTCCTCAAAGATGCGAACATCGTGTTCAACGGCACGGACATCTCAGCGAATGTTGCGTCTTTGACGCTGTCCACCACGGCCGCTGAAGTTGCGACCACCGCCTTCGGATCGTCAGCCGTGACACGAGTTTCGGGACTTATCGACAACTCCGTCACGTTCAGCATCCACAACGACTACAACGCCATCGACGGAATCTTCTTCCCGTTGGTCGGCTCCACCGCAGTGACCTGCGTTGTCAAGCCCAACGGAACTGCTGCTGCTTCGTCGGCCAACCCGTCGTACACCTTCAGCGTGCTCGTCACCGAGTGGACTCCAGTGAACGGTGCAGTCGGCGAACTCGCCACCGCAGACGTCACCTTCCCAATCTCCGGTGCAATCACCAAGAGCGTCGGCGCCTAGTTGTAACAACTTCACCCTGCGGAGGTACAAATGAAACTCGGTCTTATCGTTCACTCGAACGACGGCAGCCAACGATTGGCAGTTGTTCAATACGCAGACTTCTGTGCGTTTGAGGAAGTCCACAACTGCTCGATGGCAAAGATTGAAGCAGAGATGAAGATACGAGACCTCGGATGGTTGGCGTGGCATTGCGAAAAACGCAACAAGCTGCACAACCTGTCCTTCGAGGTGTGGCGTGAAGGCGTTGACATGGTCAGCCTGGGAGATTCGGAGGACAACAAGATTGTCCCTTTGGAGAAGAGTCAGCCCACTGGCTGATCGCCTATCTGGCGGTCGAGACGGGCATCGCCCCGTCAGTGTTGCTGACTGAATCCCCACGAATGCTCTACACGATGTTTGCGTACATGCGTTGGAGGGCAGTCAAGCAGAACCCGAACACGCCCTACACTCGTTGACATGGCGGTCTCAAAACCAATCGGTCGTGCCGGTGAAGTGCAGTTCGCTGCCGACGGCCTGTTTGAGTTCTTGCGCATCGCCGGTCAGGCTGACAAGGACTTCAACAGGATGATGCGAATCGCAGCCCAAGAGGTCGCCCAACATGTGGTGGATAAGGCGAAGGTGAACGCTCAAGGGCAACCGAAGCATGGTCCGAATCGTCCCGGTTCGTCGGGTATGTCTCAGGCTCAGGCGGTTGTGAATGGGTTGCGTGCTCGACGTGACCGCATTCCGACAATCAAACTGGATCACAAGCGTGGCTTCGTTTCAGCGTCTCGTCCGAATCGCAAACGTAAGACGAAGGTGACGATGGGTGACGTGTTCTTTGGTGCCGAGTTTGGTGGTCGTCGTCGTCCTACGACGCAACAGTTCTTGCGTCACCGTGGCCGTCAAGGCTATTTCTTCTGGCAGGCAGTTCGGGATAGTAATGGTTTCATTGCTAAGGAATACAGCGATGCCATTGACCGGGTTCTCAAAGAGCTTGCGCAGGGTGCCACCTGACGCTACGCTGACCTGTAAGGAGCCCGCCATGTTCCCAGAAGTTCAGTTGGACAACGTCCGTGCCGTCAGGTTTGACTACGTCAAGTCCGTCGTTCCCAAGCCGTTCGCTGGTTCGTGGGTGCAGTTGTGGTCTCGTCTGTGCATCCGTAAGGAAACCCGACGCAAGGATCAGCGTGCGCTGTGGTCGCCAGTCATCTATGCACCAGGCACCACACGAAGCAATCGGAATGTGGAGGCTGTGACCTGTCTCGTGGTGGACATGGACGGTGAGTCGTTCGACTATGCACGGTTGGATGGGTTGGAATGGTTTGCGTACACGACTTGGTCGCATCGTCCGAACGATGAACACTGGCATTTGGTTCTCCCGCTCAAAGACCCGGTGCCTGCCCATCGTTGGGCAGAGGTGTGGACTCGGCTGCATGAACGCATCAACGTCGTCGGCGACCCAGCCACGAAGGACCCTGCTCGTATCTTCTATCTGCCTCAGCATCCTGTGGGACGGTTTGATTGGTCGTCTCGGAAGTATGGGCATGGCGAGTTCTTGGATGCTGGGTTGGGTGAACTGTTTGTTCCTCCTCGTTTGCATGTGGCTCGTATGCCTCGAACCGTGGAGTCGCACAGTCGAGCGAAGTACTACTGGCAGGATGAGGCGTGGTGGAATGAGCCGCAGGATTTGAGTCGGTTTGCTGGGATGACTCAGCAGCAGGTTGCGGTGGCGTTGCGTAGTGAGTTTGCTGATCTCAGAAAGTCGTTGTCTTTGGACTGAGTAGAATTGGCGCTCATGGCCGTTGAGCGCACATTTCTTGTCAAGCTGATTGCTGACCCGAAAGACCTGCTCAAGGCGTTCGGTGAGACAGGCAAGGCCGCCACCGATGCGTTCGGTGCAGCCAACAAGAAGGTCAACGAACTTCTACCAAACTTCCAGAAGATTGCCTTGGCTTCGGCAGCAGCCTTTGCTGGTCTTGCTGCGTTTGCGTCTGGGGCAGCGAAGGCTGCGATTGAGGATGAAGCTGAGCAGGCGAAGTTGGCTAAGACGTTGGAGAACGTCGTTGGTGCGACGGGTGATGCTGTTGCTGAGACGGAGAATTTCATCAAGGCTCAGTCACGGTTGACGGGGTTCACGGATAGTGAGCTTCGTCCGTCGATTGAGTCTTTGGTTCGTGCCACTGGGAATCTTGCGGAGGCTGAGAAGCAGGTTGTTCTTGCACAGAACATTGCTGCTGCGACCGGGGCGCCACTGGTTGAGGTGTCGAATGCGTTGGCTCGTGCGAACGTGGACAACTTCAAGTCGTTGGTGGCGTTGGTTCCGGCGTTGCGTGACAATGTCAAAGAAGGTCAGTCACTCGATCAGGTCTTTGCTGAACTGAATAACACGTTCTCTGGGGCGGCTGAGGCTGCTGCGCAAACGACTGCTGGTCGTATGAAGATTCTTCAGAATAGTGTTTCTGAGGCGAGGGAGGCGATTGGTGCCGGGTTGATTCCAGCGATCTCTGCTGCTGTTGGTCCGTTGACGAAGTTGGCTCAACTGATTGAGGACAACGCCACCATCTTCTCGGCGGTCGTGATAACGGTTCTCACTTTCACCGGGACGATGACGGTTCTGGGTCTTGCGATGAAGGGTTATGCGGTGGCGGCTGGTTTGGCTGCGGTCGCAACTCGACTTCTCGGTACAACTATCTCGGCCAGTGGAATCGGCGGATTCGTCCTGGCGATGAGTGCGCTGGTGTCGGTGACGGTGCTGGCAGCCAATGCGTTGTTCAAGGCTGAGAAGGCGACGAAGCAGTTGCAGTCGGCGACGGCTGGGGCTGATGGCATAGTTCGAGCAGCGGGGAACTCGTATGTCTACCTCACCGGCAAGGTGCTTCTACTCAACTCCAGTCTGTCGAGGACGGTGAATGTTCTGGCGACACAGAGTAATCGTTTGGAGGCGTTGGCTCGTTCGTATGGTGTGACGACATTCAAGACGGGTCAGTTTGATGAGAAGACTGGTGGTGCTTCCAAGACGGTGATGACGGCTAAGGAGAAGATTGCCGAGTACACGTCGGTGTTGAAGCGTGCGCAGGGTGCGTCGGATGCGTTCGGTGCAGCCCAGAAGCGGGTTGGTAGCGCCCAGTTGTCGGTGGCTGATGCGAACGATGCGTTGAAGCAGGCGCAGGATGCGTTGGCGAAAGCTCAGCAGGGTGGTACTGCTCAGGACATTGCTGCGGCTCAACGTGCGGTGGCTGCTGCTGAGCGTGGTGTTGCCCGGTCGAAGTTCAGTCACGAGGAGGCAATCATTGCGGTGCGTGATGCCGAGCGTGAGTTGGCTGCTATTCGTCAGGACCCTGAGTCAACGGCTGATGACATTCGGAAGGCGGAGATTGCTTTGGCTGAGGCGAAGTTCAATGTGGCTGATTCTGAGGATCGTCAGATTGAGACGGCGAATGGGTTGGCTGAGGCTCGACGCAATCTGCGTATTGCAACCGAAGGGTTGCGTGAGGGTGATGAGGAGTTGTTGCCGTTGCAGAAGGCCGTGGAGGCGGCTCAACGTCAGCAGACTTTGGCGAATGATGAGTTGACTGCTTCTATCAAGGCTCAGAGTTCGGCGTTGGAGGATTACACCACAGCGTTGACTGAATTGGCTGAGGCTGCCAAGAAGTTCCCAAGGATTGCGTCGAATCGTCCGGCTGAGGGTTTGATTCCTGCGGTTCCTGCTGCCGTGACGCCTCAACCGTTTGCGACTGGTGGCGGTACCAATGGTGGCAGCAACGCGCCGATCAACATCATTGTGCAGTCGGGTGTGTTGAATGGTGCGCAGGTCGGTGAGGAAATCTATGAGTACTTGCGTGACTATGAGCGTGTCAACGGCCCTCTGAACTTCATGGTGTAGCCGATGGCAAAGACGGCGATTTGGGGTCAAACCTACAAGGTGTTGATGGACACCGGGTTGTTGCAAGATGCGTTCACCCTGGACTCCTCAACGCTTGATGGTGGGGACACGTTGGATGGTTCAACAGACTTCGCTGACGTGACTGAGTATGTGACCAGCGTGTCCATTCGTCGCGGTCGTGCAACACAGCTCGACACGATGGGTGTCGGACAAGCCACCATCGTCCTTGACGACAAGGCATCGGGACGTTCCTTTGACCCTGCGAACACGGCGTCACCGTTCGTTCAAGGCGGGTACGGTATCGCCCCACGCCGATTCGTCCAGGTCTACGGTGGAACAGCCGGACAAGAACCACTATTCGTCGGCCGAGTCAACGACCTCGACATCGACTATCAGCAACCCGACAACAGCTTCGCCATCGTCACCTGCGTCGATGATCTGTCCTCCCTGGCTCGCACCAACCTCACCGCCTTCAACCCGTCCAGCCAACTGACCTCCGCCCGCGTCTCAGCCATCCTCGACCGACCCGAAGTTGCCTACTCGACAGCAACCCGCAGCATCGCAACAGGTGTCGCCACCGTCGGCACCGTCGCCTACGATGCCAACGACAACGTCAAGTCAGCCATCGACGCAGTCGTGCTCGCTGAGGACGGACGCTTCTTCATAGATCGAGGAGGCACCGCAGTCTTCCAACCGAGAATCTCCTACTCCTTCGACACCGCAGGCATTCAGTTCTCCGACACTCCAGCCGGAACCGTTATCGCCTACCAAGAACTCTCCGTCGGCTACGGAGCCGAAACCCTCTACAACCGAATCCAAGTCGGCGTCCAAGGCTTCGCCGTCTCCACCGCAGTCGACACCACTTCCACCACCGAGTTCGGCGTCAACACACTCAGCCTCAACGACATCCCACTCAACACCCAAGCTGCCGGTGACACACTCGCCACGAACCTGCTCAACAAATACAAAGACCCGGTCGTGCGCTTCAACGAAATGAGCGTCCTCCTCAACGGACTCTCAGCAACTAACGGTCAAGCCGTCTCCGTCCTCGACATCGGCGACCTGGTAGAAATCACCAAGACCTACCAAACAGGTTCACCTGGCACCGTCACCAAAACGATGTTCATCGAGAACCTTGCCCACGACATCACCCCAGGTTCACATCGCATCCGCTTCGGCCTCGGCCAAGCCCAACTCCTCACCCAATTCATCCTCGACACATCCGAACTGGATGATGTCACGGTTGGGCTCGCCTAAACTAGACACATCATGGGAGCAGGATTCCGAACCTTCGCCAGTGGCGAAGTATTGACAAGCACGAACGTCATGGACTATCTGATGAAACAGATGGTGATGGTGTTCGCAGGTACAGCCGAACGAGGCTCAGCTCTTCCGTCACCAGAAACGGGAATGGTCACGTACTCAACCGCGACGGGAATGCAGGTCTACAACGGCACCGCCTGGGTTAGTATTTAGTCTCATGGGTTCCGGCTTCCGCACCTTCGCCAGCGGCGAAGTATTGACTTCGAGCAACGTCCAGAACTATCTCATGGATCAGGCCGTCATGGTGTTCGCAGGAACAGCCGCACGAGCCTCAGCCCTACCCTCACCCGAAGTTGGCATGACCGCCTACTCGACAGCCACAGGACTCCAGGTCTACAACGGCACAGCATGGGTGAACGCTGGATTGAAAGTTTTGGCTGTTGACGCATTTATCGCTGCTGGTGGAGGCGGAGGTGGTGCCGACGCTTCAGCCGATCAAGGCTCAGGTGGAGCTGGTGGTGGTGGTGTAGTCACATTGACAGGGCAGTATTTGGTTGCGGGAACCGCCACGGTGATTATTGGTGCTGGTGGTGCAGGTGCATCTGCAGGTATTCGATCTTTGGGTCATTCGGGCGGGGCATCGTATTTCGGCGCGTTCGCTGCAATCGGTGGCGGTGGTGGTGGTGTGGCAACTGGTAGCAACAATGGTGGGAATGGTGGTTCCGGCGGCGGTGAAGGTGGCAACGCTGGCACATTCGGCAATGGCATTTCAGGACAAGGCAATAATGGTGGCACCTCAAATGCTCAAACCAATGCGGGTGGTGGCGGTGGCGCTGGCGGTGTTGGTGGCAACGGCAACAGCACAACAGGTGGCGCAGGTGGCGCAGCAACTACGAATAACTGGACAGGCACAACGTACACAGTTGGTGGCGGTGGCGGTGGCATGGGTTCAGTCACAGGCGGTACAGGTGGCACAAATGCCGGCAACGGTTCAAGCGGTGCAGGTGCACCTGGTACAGGTAGCGCAAATAACGCTGGTGGTGGTGGTGGTACTTATGGCAACACAAACGCTGGTGGCAGCGGCGGTTCAGGGCGAGTCATCATTCGTTTCCTTACGGCCGATCTAAACTTTTCAATCTCCACTACTGGTTCGCCAACATCTGGAACAAACGGAAGTTACACATGGTACATGTGGACCTCTTCAGGAAGCTTTACACTGGCTTAGTCATGGCACACTTTGCACTCGTTGATGAAACAAACACCGTACGTCAAGTCATCACCGTGTCGAATGACGATTGTGGCGGCGGCGACTTTCCTGCATCAGAATCCGCAGGTCAAGCGTTCATCGCATCACTTGGACTCGCAGGCGAATGGAAACAAACTTCCTACAACGGCAATTTCCGTGGCAAATACGCTGGTATCGGCGACACCTATGATGCTGTGAACGACGAGTTCGTATCAGTTTCAATCGCCTAGGATTGGTTCATGACTTTGACACCTGAACACAAGCAAGCTCTCATGTCGTATCTGCGTAGCGTCATTGCGGCCGTTGTTGCCGTCGCCTCGACAGGGAACTATGCGCCAGAAGATTTGGCGAAAGCCGCAGTCGCAGCCGCCATCCCACCGATCCTGCGTTGGGCCAACCCCAACGACACGGCATTCGGTCGCGGTTCCTGAACCGTCATGAAGCTTCCCGTCGTACCGGTGAAGCTCCCTGCTGACCTCAAAGGGATACCGAACGGAGAACTACCCAAACGGCTGTTGAAGCCGATTGAACCGTCGGGCAGGTTGCATCATTTCGCTGCCGATGCGTGGGCATGGTTGCGTGAGAAAGCGGCAGAGGAGAATCTGGTTCTTGCGCAGGTTGGTGACTATCGGCCGCTCGATCAGCAGGTTGCGTTGTTCAAGACTCGGATGCGTCCGTTCCCTGATGCGAAACGAAAGACGCAGGTGACTCGCCGTTGGAACGGTGAGACGTGGTATTTGCATGTTGGTGCCCCGGTGGCGACACCAGGTACATCGAATCATGGTTTCGGTTTGGCTGTGGATGCTGCGTTGATGCTGAAGAACGGGACAGTTGTGTCGATTACCGCAACTCCACCGAGGGCGAAACGTAGCGGGTTGGCGTTCTTGGCGCAGTGGGCTCCGCAGGTCGGGTTCTCTTGGGAGATACCGAAGGTGGAACCTTGGCACATTCGTTATGTCACTGGACGACCACCAGTGTTTCCTGAGTAGGATGTGACGGATGGATACGGGCATCGCAGCAGTCTTGGGTGCTCTCATCGCAGCCGTTGGCGCAATCATCGTCAAACTCATTGACCAGTTCCGCAAAGAGAACAAGGAAGACCACGCCCATGTGGTCAAAGCGCTGGACAGGGTATCCAACACCATCGACCGAGTCGAGGGTAAGGTGGATTCACACATTGAATGGCACCTAACAGGAGGGACCACGAATGGGAGAGTTTCTCGACGCAGTAAAACAGGAAGCCGCAAAGCGTCCTAACGCCAACAAAGCCGACTCACGTCTCCGTGAGTTCCTCGGCGACCGATGGAAAGACTTCGAGAAAGCGTGCCGTGATGTTGGTATCGCCACCTCCGTCATCCACCGGGTACTCAAGAACCAAGGGTTCTCTATCTCCTACTCAGCGTTGACTCGTATCCGCACGGAGATTCAGGACTCATGAACGCCTATGAAGAACAATCACAAATTGACGAACTCCAACGCCTCCTCAAAAAGGCGCAAGGAGAAGCAGCCCGAAACAAACGACGAACCGACGACATCGTCCAAGCCATCTATCAGGCCGCCTATGAGGCCGCTAAGGCATCTGGGCGAGGACTCGCTGTCAAGCGCCCTGCCGTGGATAAGCGACGTAAAGGGCATGAGGTCGCATTGGTTCACGCCACCGACTGGCAGTTAGGCAAGAAGACGTCGTCGTACAACATTGCGGTCGCTGATCGGCGAATCGCCGAGTTCACCGACAAGGTCATCAGCCTCACCGAGATTCAACGCAAAGACCACCCGGTCGATGAATGCGTCCTGATGTTAGGTGGTGACATGGTAGAGGGCGGCGGGAATGTATTTAGTTCTCAAGTTTGGGAGATTGAAGCCCACCTGTTCGAGCAGCTCTTTGAGACCGCTCGACTCATCGAGCGGATGGTGCGCACGTTGCAGGCAAACTTCGCCAAGCCGTTGCGTATCGTCTGCGAATGGGGCAACCACGGACGCTTAGGGCGCTACGGGGATGGCACCTACGCCGGGGACAACGCCGACCGAATGGCCTACAAGATCGCCCAAGACCGAACCACCGACCTCCCCGCCATCTGGCAACACTCCGACAACTGGTATCAACAGTTCGCCATCGGCAAGTATCGAGTCCTGTTGGTCCACGGAGACGAAATCAAGAGCTTCGGAGGGAACGTCCCAGCGTTCGGCATCATGCGCAAAGTCAACGCCTGGGCATCAGGCGTCATCCCCGACTTCGACGACTGCTACATGGGCCACTACCACCAGAACATCACCATGACACTCGCCAACGGTGGCCGAGTGTTCGTCTCCGGCAGCATCGAATCAGACTCCGACTACGCCAAAGAGTTCGTCGCAGCCACCGGCAAACCATCCCAACGCCTCCACTTCATCAACCCTGAACGAGGCAGCGTCACCGCAGAGTACGTCGTATGGCTCTCCTAAACGAAGCAACCCTCGGAATCGTGACATGGCATGACGCCCACGCCGAATCAGAATGGCAAGACTTAGACAACCTCGACCAAGACCCATACGTCGTACGGACAGCCGGATGGATACTCCCCGACCGCAAACCCGGACACATCGTCATCGTCCAATCCATCGGAGCCGACGACTCCTGCGACGGAGTCCTCTGCATCCCCATCGGAATGGTCGTAAATACCCAGGTAGTGAGTCGAACCGATCTCAGGTAGGGTTCGACTTAGACATCACAAGGAGGTGTCCACTAGGCTGACGGACGGTAAGTCCTCGGCCTCGGCGGGCGTCACGAGTTGACTACCCCGCACAGTTTCCCTCCTTGGCTGTGCGGTCACACCCACGAAAGGTCACCTCATGCGAACCCTCACCGCAACCCTCACACTCACCCTCATAGCCATCCTCGGACTCGTCCCAGCCATGGCCGCAGAAGCCCCACAACAGCCCTCCAAACGCCCTATGGCATCCACCAGCACCACCACTACCACCCTCGCTCCGACGCCTCCCAGACGGCCTCTAAACGTCGCTGACGGGCAATCCTGCCCAGGCTGGATAGACGTCGCCCGTGAGGTCGGTTGGCCTGAAGCCGAACTACCGATGGTTGGGGCGATCACCTACTTCGAGTCCCGATGTCGGATGGACGTCCGAGGCGACAAAGGCGTCTCATGGACCGCCTTCCAAATCCACACCAAATCGTGGTGCCGACCCAACCGCTACTACCCGAACGGCTATCTGCAATCGTTGCAAATAGTGAAGACCTGCGAAGACCTCCTCGACCCACACACCGCAGCCCGAGCAGCCCTCGTCATCTGGCAGTACGGAGGCTGGACACCTTGGACCACCCGCCACCTAGCATCCACCAGTCTCGGCCACTAATGCCCTAAGGTCAAATCCGACCCACAAGGAGGGCTCATGAAACCAAAAGAGAAACTGATACTCAACGGCTTGTTCATGTTCGCATGGATAGGACTCTGGCTCACCGGACCAGAGAACCCCGACAACAAATACACCGACTGGCAAATCGCAATCTTCATTGCGGTACTCGTCATCGGGTTCGTGTCAGCGGTGCGCTCGTGGTCGCAACTCATCCAGCAGCGTGACGCTGATCGACTCACCGAAATCTTGAAGCGCCGTGACCGACGAACCAATCGCTAACTGGACAAACGAAGACAACGTCTTCGTCGGCAAACACCCAGTCTGGTATCGCCACGCAGCTTGCTACGGCAAATCAGGCGACCTGTTCTTTGAGGAAGGTGTGCGACGCCTCGTCATTGAAGCCAAGTCGTACTGCATCAAATGCCCGGTACGCATCGACTGCCTTGAACATGCCATCAAGCATGAGGAGGTTGGTGTGTGGGGTGGTTTGACGACGACGGAACGTAGGCGTGAGGCTCGTCGTAGAATCAGGCTCCGTGGCACATCCAAATAAACGCAAAGGCAACCGGGCCGAGCTGCTCGTCGCCAAATGGTTGCGCAAGTTCGGGTGGGTGAACGCTGAACGCAGTCGTGCCGGATGGACAGACGACCGAGGCGACATCGACGGAATGCCAGGAGTCTGCATCGAGGTCAAAGCCGAGAAGAAAATTGACCTACCCGGCTACATCCGAGAACTTGAAGTTGAGATGGCCAACGCCCGTGCATGGACAGGAGCCGTCATCGTCAAACGTCGTGGATCAGAAGACGTGGACGACTGGTATGCCGTCATGCCTGCCAAGGTGTGGGCGGAGCTTCTCGCTATGCTTGACCAGCCAACACCCCACCGATAAAGTACAGTCAGTAATTCCCAATTAGCCCAACTACAAGAAAGGCCCGCCAATGCCCGCCACCGACGACTTCACCACAGGTGAAGCACCCAAAGACCGATGGGGTCGATACCTCATCACCACACGCAGTGGGAAACAAACATCGTTCCCACGAGTCACCACCATCGCCAAATGCTTGGACGACGAAGGTGCGTTGACAGCGTGGAAAGGTCGCATGACTGCGACAGGACTCGTGCAACGCAACGACCTACTCGTCGCAGCATCAGCAGCACTCGAAGACCGCAACGCACTCGACCGCATCGTCCAACAAGCCATCGAAGCAGCAGGAGCATCCAGCAAAGCCAACATCGGCACCGCCTTGCACTCACTCACGCAAGCGTTGGACCTCGGCCAGAAACCAGCAATCCTCCCCGGACTACAAACCGACGTTGACGCCTACCTCAAAGGCATCGCCGACCACGGCGTCATCATCGACCCACGCTTCGTCGAAGTGCTCCTCGTCAACGAGAAGTACGAGTATGCAGGGACAGCGGATCGCATCGCCCGATTCAACACCCGCAAAAAGAAACAGGTGTTCGACTTGAAGACCGGGTCAATCGACTACGCAATGAACGCCATCGCAGTTCAGATGGCGATGTACGCCAACGCCGAATACATCTACAACTGGCAAACCCAAGAACACATCCCGATGCCAGACATCGACAAGACACGAGGCGTCATCCTGCATCTGCCTGCCGGTAAAGGCGAACTCGCCCTCTACGAAGTAGACCTCGTGGCTGGTTGGGAAGCAGCACAGATGGCCATGGACGTGCGAGCATGGCGCAAACGCAAAGACCTGCACATAAAAGTGCATGTGGAGGTGGCGGCCAACGACGGGATTCCGCCCACGACCGGAGTCGCCACCTCTACAGCACCCGACCTCAACCGCACCGACGCACTCACCCGCATCAAGAACCTCCCAGCCCCAGCACAAGAGCTGTTGAAGAAACATTGGCCTGCACCAGGCGTCAAACTGCCCGACCTCAACGAAGAGCAGTTGGACATCCTCATGATTCGGTTGGATCAGTTGGAGACCGAGTTCTCTGCCGGGTTCCTCCCCAATAACGAACCCGACCTCCAACCCATCACCAAAGCACCAGCCCGCAAGAAGGCACCAGCCAAGAAGAAGGTGACCAAATGACACCGCTCGAAGGTCGCCTCGTAGACGAATCCGTCGTCACCATCCTCGCAATGCGATTCACCAAACTCGATGACAAGTCCCGACTCGTCATCCGAGACATCGCCGATGAAGCCAACGGCTCCATCAGCATGAACCCACCCACCGAACGTCGAATCGGCATCGCCCGCATCCTGCTGGAAATCGCCGAAAACGACGGCCATGTGGACAAAGACCTCGTGCGTAGCATCTGCGAACTACGCACAGGAAAGAAATACAACACCGCAGGAGAAGCCCTGGCTGACTTGTCATGGGTTGACGCCGAACGAGTTTGGTCGTCATTCCAAGACATCTACAACAACCGGGTGCAACTCGAATACAACCCCAACACCAACAACTACACCATCAAGGAGTACAGCAATGTCCGATGAGTTCATGGAATCAACATCAGGTGGCCCCAAGCTGCCTGCACTCAAGTTCGCCAAAATTGGCGACACCCACACCGGCACCGTCACCGAAGTCACCAAACTTCAAGACAAAGACCCGGCAGGCAACGTCAAAACCTACGACAACGGCGACCCACGCTGGGTATTCGTCTTCACCCTCGACACCCCAATCGGTGCATCCAACCTGTGGGTGCGAGGACAGATGGTCAAGGCGATCCGTGAAGCAGCCGAGAAGGCAGGCGTCAAGACGCTCGTCGGCTCGACGCTGAGCGTGCGCTACACGGGTGACGGTGAGAAGAAGTCGGCTGCGTTCAACGCACCGAAGCTCTACGCCGCCAAAGTCGAAGCACCGAAGAACGATGCTTCGGCAGAGATGTGGTGACGTGGAACTGATTGTTCTCGTCGTCATCATTGGTGTTGTGACCTGGGTTGCCCTGCGTGGCCCAGGTCGCACACCACAGCCATAGAACTTGTGACCGGGGCAGGTTTTTCCCTTCCCTTTTTCCCTGTCCCGGTCACATCCTGTTAGAAAGCATCCATGACCAAACAAGAAATCAGGGACGCCATCGAGTTTCTTCGCCGAGTGTTCGTCGGCCAAGGAGACGTGGATCGTCTTGAAGCAGCAATCAAAGCCCTAGAAGCCGAACTCACAAGGAGAAACAAGAAATGACCTACGACATCGACGCCCTACGACAGATGAACGAGGAGGCACAGCTTCGCATCGCCGAACTGTCCACCGCCCTCGCACACGTCACTGAACAACGAGACAACCTTGAAGACTCACTCACCGCAGCGATACGAGAAGTTGACGCCTACAAACAACAAATCGCATCGCTGACGGCCACTATCGAACGCCTCCGCCTCCACATCCAGCAAGGAGTTGAACTGTGACCAAAGGTTCCGAGATACTCACCGAAGCCCACGACCTCGTCAACGGCTCACGCCAAGACGCCTACAGCCACCCATTCGACGACTACTGGAAAGTCTCACAACTCTTCTACGCCTTCACCGGCATCAAGGTCTCGGTGAAGCAGGCCATCATGTTCATGATTTGCGTCAAGCTCGCACGCATCGGCACCAACGATGCCAACGGCCGCTGGCACCGAGACAGCGTCGTAGACGCAGCCGGATACCTCGCCTGCCTCAGCATGGTCCATGAACACATCGAGGACAAACACAACGACGCAGTCACACGCTTCAAGGAACAGCCATGAGCATCGCCGACCCGAAGTTCGCCACCGTCCTCGCCGACTCCGACGGCCACTCACGCTGGGTAGCACACATTGACGCAACCGACGTCATGAACGCCTACCGACAAGGAGGCGTCCACCTCCTCGTCACCCTCGACCCAGAAGGCACCATCACCGTCGCATTCAAGCCCGGCAGACATTGGGAAGCATCCTGGTCGCCACCGATTACATTGGAACGACGATGAACCTCGACCCGCTCCGACCGTGCGCCTGCGTACCAAACTCCAAACCCTGCTGCGACGGTCGTGATGACGAAGAGGACTGACCCCATCGAGCAATACCTCAACAGCACCGGGTCGGGCTGGTGCATCAAATACGTCCTCATCGCCGTCGTAGAAGACGAAGACTCCGACCAAAGCTTCTACATACAATGTCTAGAAAACCAGACGGCAGCCGAAACCATCGGTCTCTGCGAAGCCGTCTCCCACATACAGAAAGCCAAGATCGCCAAAGCATGGATGGAACGAGAAGCAGACTTCGACGACGACGAGTGACCACCTGGTCGTGCAACCGATGCACCAACCACATCACCCTCCACGTCACCCCAACCCAACCACCCACCTGCACCCGGCACACCCCACCCCACCCCATGACACCCCAAAACACCCCGAAATAGGGCGTTTCGGAGGGTACTTGCATTGTCTTACAAACCGTGTACACTGTCATACATGGCAAAGGAGGCCACAATGAACACCACAGAAATTACCAACATCAAAGAACAGCTTCTTATCGAAGCTGACAACACCTTGAACTTCAAGGCAGACCGTTCCTCATGGGGCGTATGCTTCGCAAAGAAAGACATCATCCATCGAGGCAAAGTCGTACTCACGGCAGGCGAACCTGCACTGTTTGACCCAAGCAGCCAGCGTGGCAACAACTTTGATGTCTACCTCGCCAAGAACCTTGGTGGTGTCTCAACCACCCTCAAGTCCTTCCACTTCAACTTCACCAAGTAATCACAACCAAGGAGCAACCATGAAAGTCATAGACACCACAGGAACCAACATCCGAATCCGTCGGACACCCGGCAAGAGCGAATGGTTCTACTCAACCGATGGCATCAACTTCACCAAAGCCACATTCAAGCAATGCCTTGAAGTTGTCTCAAATGTCCGAAACAACAAACTTGCAAACGACATTGCCAAGTTTCAATCAAGGCACGCTGAGTTCCTGAAGCAACTTGCCAAATGAAGACTTATCCGATGGTGTCGTTCCGATGCGACACTCAACTTCACAAATCCATCCAACGAGAAGCCAAACGACGCAACATGAACGTCAGCGAGTTCATCAAAGAAGCCGTCACCTTCCACCTTGACAATCTCGCCGACCAACGAAGAATGCACAACCAATGAAAGTTCTCTCACTGTTCTCCGGTGTCGGAGGATTCGACCTTGGCTTGGAACGAGCAGGAATGCAAACCGTCTTCCAATGCGAATGGGACAAACACGCCACCCGAATCTTGGAACGCCACTGGCCAGATGTCCCACGCTGGGATGACGTCTCCACCCTCACCGGGAAACACATCCTGCAACATGCACCAGTCATCGACATCGTCGCATGGGGCAGCCCATGCCAAGACCTCTCCGTCGCAGGCAAACGAGCAGGCCTAGAAGGCTCACGCTCAGGACTCTTTCATGAAGGAATCAGAATCATCAAAGAACTACAGGAGGAAACCAATGGAAAATACCCAAGAATCTCTCTTTGGGAAAACGTCTACGGAGCGCTCAGTTCCAACAAAGGCGCTGACTTCGGGGTCATCCTCGACGAAATGGCTGAAGCAGGGGCGCTGGTCCAAGAATGGCGAGTCTTGGATGCACAATACTTCGGAGTCCCACAACGGCGTCGAAGAGTGTTCCTCGTCTCTGTCTTTGATACTGCAACCGCAGCACGATGTCCCGACCCGCTACTACCTGTCTGCGAAGGCGTGCAGTGGCATCCTGCGACGGGCAACACGGCGAGGCAAACAGTTGCCGGTGAGGTTGCAGGCTGCCTTAGAAGCGGTGGTGCAGGCGGCGTCCCCAGCAGCAGAGGCGAACATCTCGTCGTCGAACCAGCAAGCTTTGGAAGCAGTAACTTCGGCGGATGGGCAGAAACCGACACAGCCATAACTCTCTCCCAACGAGATCACAAAGGCAGCATGACCATGGTTGTCGGCAATCGGACGGCAATCCTCGGATCAGACATCGTAGGACCATTAGCCGCATCAGATTGGAA